AGTAAATATAGTAAATATAGTAAATATAGTAAATATAGTAAATATAGTAAATATAGTAAATATAGTAAATATAGTAAATATAGTAAATATAGTAAATATAGTAAATATAGTAAATATAGTAAATATATATAGGTATAAACACACTAACATAATATACATTAAATAATACTAAAATTATTGTACCATACATACATATCTATACATACTTATAAATATTAAAAAATAAATATAAACATAAACATAAACATAAACATAAACATAAGCATAACCATAACCATAACTAAAAACTAAGCTATATTAAAAGTTAAATATATTATAATATATTACATTACATAAATATGGATCCAGATCGTGAAATTATAGTTTTTTGCCTAGTATGTATTGTTATTCTAGGTCTAATTATATCTACCGTATGTGCATGCATTAGTATATCGCGTAAACGTAATAAAGCTTTGCATACCAATCAACAAATATATAATAACCGTAATACTATGCTAGCTAATTATAACAATAAAATAATGAATAATCAACCATCGAGTTATATGAATTGGTATACATCTGATATGGCTGTTTCCCAAAATCCATGGCCCAAATATGAAATCAATCGTAATAATTATATGACCGATGAAAATATGTTATATAATAATAATCATATGGATAATGATTGTCTAAATGCCGCACTTTTACCACATGGGCAGTCATTTGTATACCCATAGTATTTGTATAATATTTTCGTAATTTTGTCATGTTTCGTTATATAGTTAATAATTAAAAAATTACAAAATTAAAAATTTACAAATAATGATATATACATATATACATATATACATATATACATATATATATGTGTGTGAAAATCTAAATTTATTCTTGCATAATAACTACCCGATATGCAGGTTCAGTACCATTGGTTGGGTTAAATGTTTCAATTTTAACAACTTGACCGGGACGTGCACCAATGTATTTTGCCATTGGATCTTCTCTTTTTATTTTTGGCATGTTTGTAATCGTAATATTATATCTGTCTAATATTTTAACGGTTTCCTTATCATTTAACAATGTATGCTTAGGTACATAGTGATTGCTAGCTATATCAATTAAGAAATTCTCCAATCCAAATATTTGCACAAACATACCACCTAGTAAACATCTGTTAACTACTGTTTGTACACTGTCATCTTTAGCCCCTGGTTTCATAAATACCGCACCTATATTTAATATTATTAAACAATCACATGTTTTATCTAGTTTATTCTCATCAAATATAGCCGCGGCATGCTTAATAATAGTGTCTTTCTTTGTCATTTTTTGATCTAATCTATATTTTACAAATACCTTATCACTCTTATTAGAATTATCTTTACTCTTTCTAGTTAGTATTAAATCTAATGGCCCTCTTGTGTTTGAAGTTTTATAATTACCCTGTATATGATTAGATAACAATAATCCTATCTCCTCTTTTGTATAATTCTGATGTTGTGATATGTCATAACCACGGTTAGCTAGCATCTTTAACACATTTGTTCGTGATTTAAATTGTAAATCAATCATTTGTGGATTACTCATTTTATAGTTTTATAGTTTTATAGTTTTATAGTTTTATAGTTTTATAGTTTTATAGTTTTATAGTTTTATAGTTTTATAGTTTTATAGTTTTATAGTTTTATAGTTTTATAGTTTTATAGTTTTATATATTACTTATAAATTTAATAAATGTAGATATGTAGATATGTAGATATGTAGAAATGTAGATATGTAGATATGTATAGATAAATATATTACATGTATGTATAGTGTTAAATTCAATAAAAAACAATTTTGCTAGATAGTTGCTAGATAATTTCAAATTTTATCTAAATCCCATAAATGATAAATCTTTTGATGATCCACTAATATTAACTGGTTTTACATCAGGTGATAAACCATGATTGTCGCTATTGGGCATACTCATATTGCCACCAGTTTGATTATTGATACTTTGTCCCATAGCTTGCATGTCTTGCATATTAATTACATTTTCTACCTCATCCAAACCTAGAGCATAATTATCTTCAGGGTCATTACCACCCCCAACCAAACTAATGCTAGGTATTGGCAATGTACTATGTTCTCCTATACCATTATTGTCACCCATATTACTAAATGTCTGCATACTTCTACTACCCCCACTTTGACTACCATTTATAGCACTAGAACGACCTAGGTTAGACAACGGTTCCATTCCAAATAATTCAGCATCAATTGCCTCAGTGCCCATATTTGTCTGAGCAACTATATTACCACTACCCATCTGAATATTTCTGCCATCCATATTGTTTAGTTTGCCAATATTATTAGGTATATTTGATATATCTGGTGTACCGGGTGTATCGGGTGTATTTAAGTTATTCATATCTAGAGTTTGCATATCTAGGCCATTAACAGGTAATTGGCCTGTAGCATTATATGATTGATTATTTACAGCGCTAGTGTCATATACATTATCTATCTGTGTCATATTATATTGTGGATTTGACTCATTATCCATATCATTTTGTGCATTTGACTCACTATTCATATCATTTGTGGTAGTGGAAGCGGTGTTATCTAGTTGTTGATTAACAATAATTAGTTCATCTGCTGTAACTGCTGTAACCGGCACATTTGGTTTATGGCTAATAATACTAGATTCCAATAATTCACCAATTTCATTCTCCTCATCATCTATCAATGATTGGGTGTGTAATAGCATTGATTCTAATGTTTTAGTTTCACCATTACCCACTAATGTTTGTACAACCCTTAATACACGTGGGTGTAATCTTATAGATAAACCCATTCCTGCCACTTCTTGAATCATTAACTTAGTAGCGTACGGAATATTTACCTTCACAAATGCATTATGACTTTTATTTACTGTATCTAGACCAATAATCTCTTTTGATCCCTGACCTGTACCCTCAACTAATTGATATGATACCGGGCCGTCAGATAAAGTATCATAATATAATGAATCATAAGGATTTGCAATGGCAATTTCACCCGTTTTAATACTAACGTAAATAGTAAATTTATCACTACGTATCATATCACGTTCATTTAATATTGAAAACATACCATGACTAATTAATGCATCGCGCTCCATTTCCCCTATTTTTATACCACCTCCATGTGCACGCCCACTAACAACACTACGTTCACGAACAGTATAGGCACCACCTGGAATAGGTATACCATCTTGACGTTGACCACCAGCCCTAGAATTTATCTTATCAGCAACCATTAATTTAAGACGTTGAAAGTATATTGGTCCCATAAATATACGACACTCCATTTGCTCACCATATCTACCATTATATAATACAGTGTTGCCATAATTTGTTAATCCCAATTTATTCTCTAACACATCGCCTAGATTTTCCGTATCAAATTCCTCAAAAGCACCAGCCAATCCATAAAAGCCACAATTTACCGCTGCATGACCGTATAATATTTCCATTAGCTGATTTAAAGTCATACGTTTCGGATAAGAACTAGGATGTATAATAAAATCAGGCACAACACCATCTTCAGTAAATGGCATATCCTCTTTAGGCAATGCAATACCTATAGTACCTTTTTGACCATTACGGCTAGAAAATTTATCGCCAATCATTGGTTTACGATATTGACAGGTACGGATTTTGGCTAAGCGCATACCATCGGCATTACCAGGTGAAACAAATACTTTATCTACAAAACTACCAATATTATCTTTTTTAACATGCTTGCTAGCATCCATATTTTCTATTTGTCCAAATGCATCTTTTGTTTGTATATATTTACCAATTAATATTTCTTTTCCTGTTTCTAGATATGTACCCTCTTTTATAAAACCAAATTTATCCAAATGCTCATATGTGTTAGATACTTCACGTGGTTCCAAATCACTTGGGTAATGTTCTACCTCGTCTTTAAATCGTGGATTATAAAAGCGCTCTTCCGTACCTGCTTTTTTATCAACACGCTCGAAATCTTCATACATTTTATAATAACTACTACCAAATAAACCCATCTCTATACTTGTCGAATTTGCCAAAAATGCATCATCTTGGTTATGTCCATCGTAATATGCTATTGCCACAATTATTGTTTGACCGGTTCCAATCTCATCATTATGTATTGCTTTATTCATACGCCCGTGAATCAATGGGCGCTCATTAAAGTTTGCTAAATGGGCACTAGTATCAATACGGTGCATGTAGTTTTCAGCATATATACTTACACTCTGCTGTGGATGTTTACTAGCACCCACACCTAAATATTTACCTAGTGACCCATGGTGAATGAATGGCGAATACTGCGCCAATGCACCTAGCATCATACTAGGGTGTAAATCAACATGTGTATATTGTGTTACTGATTGATTTAGCTTGGGTTGTATATCTAATGATGGTGATAACATTAATGTGTCCATTTCTTGAATATCTACATATTCTATCGGTGCTTGACCTGTCTCCAATTTAGATATTAAATTTGTATCCGTTATTTTTATATTCAATACCTTTTCTGGTCCGTCTATCAAATATACCTGAGTTGTAAATTTACCAACCCTATCCGATCTAGATAACCGACCCCCCAATATCTCGCTAAATGACTTAGTACCATCCACCAATGCTTGGATATCCTTTGGCTGAATTAATAACTCATTTCCTGGGCCATATATATATAATGGTCTAACCAATCTACCATCATCACAGAATATATATAATTCATCTTTTTCAGGATAATAGCTAATAGATGTCATACTATTTATCAACCCATTTCTTCGGTATAAATGTAATATACGATTTAAATGTATCGGGTTTGCAATACATCCTATCCAATTACCATTTATAAATACTCGACACTTATCGTGTGTTTCCATTATACCTAATGATGTTAACGGAATTGTACCCCATTGATAACATAACTCCTTTAGCTGATTAGTTGGATAACCTATTGTTACTGTTGCTAATGTTGATAATGCCTTTCTTAATCCCACTGCCTGACCTTCTGGTGTTTCACATGGACATATAAAGCCAAATTGTGTTGTATTAATAGCATGCTGTTCGGGTTGTGCTGCACCACTTTGAGGTGGTGGATCTACAATACGTCTAATATGGCTTATTACACTATAGTAATTAGTCCTATCTAGTTGTTGCCCTACTCCCACCTTACCACCAACCACACCACGCTTAAGATTACCCATAAATTGCGATATAAATATACTAAAATCAAATATGTTACGGTAATTATTCTCATTAATAATATTAACAATTCCATCCGGTCCACTATATTCACCATTACTAAATTCAAATATACGGCGTAATTGTCGTTGTGCATTATATATTATACCATTTTTCATACTAATCATAAATAGGTTAGCTAATAAACTACCACTTGTATCTATACGTTTATTTATGAATGTGTCCCTGTTTGTCTTTTCCTCAAATCCTAATTCGTATAATAATAACTTACGTGTCATATGTGCTAAAAAATACGCTTTACTGCTATAATCTCTACCTACATGTGGTAAAAAATCATCTTTCATTGTGTTATATAAATATGCTAGTCTAGCTATCTTATTCTTATCTAATTCTGTTAATCCACCACTTGTACCACTAATGTGTGATTTACTACGGCTAGTTAGTCCCTCTAGATATGTCTCTGCCATTTGTCTATTGTATATTTTTAATTCCCTAATAATTGAATCCTGTGCACAATCACGTAACGTATCTGCCATACTTTTACCCAATGGCGTTGTTATATCTCCCACTATCATTTTAATTATATCTTTATCACGCTCTATGCCTAGTGCTCTAAACATTATAAATAGTGGCACATCGCGTAGTTTTCCTTTCCAATTATTTTCTTTAATAAACGCCACACTTTGACCTAATCGCACTGTTATTGTTCCCTCTGTTTCGCGTTGAACACGGCAACTACGGGCAAATGCAAATGCTTCCTCATTGCTACTTTTTACTTCAGCTATTTTGCCATATTTAGTATCCCCGATTTCACTAAGAAATACTATATTTTCAGCACGCCTTTCCATGCTAATCAATACCTTCTCCCGACCATCAACTATAAAGTATCCACCTGGTTCATGTCTAGCTTCACCTACTTCCGGTAATGCTTCTGTTGGTATTTTACTAAGTACACACATATCACTATGTACCATTATAGGTATCTTTCCTAAATATATGTTTTCTAAAAATCCGGTTGGGTCTGGTAAAGGCTTTGTATCCATAATTATTGTATCACCACGTTTAATAGTAACATCTACCTCAATTGAATAAAATATATCAAATCCATATGTTAGATTTTTTAAACGCGCCTCATTTGGATACATAGGACGTTGCTTGTTTAGTTTATGATCATATATACTAGGTGGGCATATACGATATCTGTTTATAGATTTTCCACCATAATATATATCTATTTGGTACCTAACATCCTGATTTACTTTATCGAATAAAAAAACCCTACTATGATTGTTTGTTTTAAAGATTAACGGAATCTTATTATTAACAAAATCATTATATGAATCTAGTTGGTGCTTTGCTAGCCATTTTGGATTTTCCTTAAAGTAAGAATATATTACATTCCATGTATCTTCTGTTATATGATCACCCATTATTATACCTATCTATCTATTATACCTATCTATCTATTATACCTATCTATCTATTATACCTATCTATCTATTATACCTATCTATCTATTATACCTATATATCTATTATACCTATCTATTATATTGTATATATGTATATAAATATATAAATAAATATATATCAGACTGTAAATAATCTAGGGTCTATATATTGGTTTATTGGTTTATTGGTTTATTGGTTTATTGGTTTATTGGTTTATTGGTTTATTGGTTTATTGGTTTATTGGTTTATTGGTTTATTGGTTTATTGGTTTATTGGTTTATTGGTTTATTGGTTTATTATTATAGTGTATTATTTACTAGCTAGATATTACATATATGTGCTAGACTACAAAAAACATTAACATACTAAATATTATACTCCAATTCATAAAATACAATAACATGCATCATATCTTTAAACCTGTTTAGTACACATACTTACCCTATTAAAATATTCATTTCCACGAATGCAAAATAGCCGTCGCCATTCAGCCCACAATGTTCGATAATATGTGTTACTAGCTGGAATATTCGGCAAATAATTTCGGTGCTCATCATTAGTTAGCAAAATAGCACCCGGATTAACTAGCCACATATATAGTGCTACAATATCATCATTAATACCATCCGGAGTATATACATATGATAGGTTGGGCCTATTTGGGGCACCCTTTATACCAGTCGTTATATCAACATTCATACATGAATCCAATACCTTTTTATGCCTTTCATGAAATACTAGCACAATATGAAATTGTGCATATTCATGCTCATTAATAATCACGTTAAATCGTTCATATATATATTGCCCTATAATACCAAATAATGTGTATTGCCCTTCATCAGATAGAAATGTTTGCAATAATTTAACATTTATATTATGTGTTGCCAGTGAATTCAGCTTATAAAATATATTCATTCCATCTACAACAATTAATGTTTTCTTATGTGAAATTGTTACCATCATACTGTCTACTGATGATATTAATGAAACATTATCAGTAGCCGAAATTCCCGATATTATCGGCGATCCATAAGCAATATTAGTGGGTACCGAGTTTTGCCTATTTCTAATATGAATTTCATTAGCACCACTAGCACAACTAGCATCATTGCTACTAATATTTATGCTATTGCTAGACATAATAGTACTATTATTGCTACTGGAATAACCAATCGTACTACTACCCGTATAGATAATTCTATATCTACTTATTATTTCATTTGCTCGACGCATACTAATAGGGTTATTTACTAGCTTTGCTAACAAATTATGCAATTGATATACTAATTTATTACTAAAACGCCATTGACTATAATATGTTAGATATGGCATATTAACCGATGATATGTGCAATGTATTTGGTTTAAAGAAATATTCCATGGTCCTAGCAATAAGTGTCCTGTTATTTTTTGTCAATCCAATATCATCATTATTAGTTTTAAACCCTATTAGTTCAGATGACATATCATATATCATTGGTTTCATCCAAAACTTAAGTACCTTGTATTTATTATATACCCAATTTGTTACCCAATTATATACAATAAATATTCTAGCTGGATATTCTGCACCACTTACAACACGCCCATCCACTGTTTTATGTATTGACATATTTGTTAACAGTTGTGATACCCCTTGATATACTAGCATAACACATGATTCCAATGTTTGAACTATTATACGTATATTTTTCATATCACATAAATTTAGCAAAGTAATCATCAGATTTTCAGGAACATCACATGTATCTGTTGACATTGAATCCATACTGTTCATTAAATATGAATTCTTTACCATTTGTGCCAATACCATATTTATCCGCCTAGGTGCAAACAAACCAAATATGTCTTCTCTAACTGTTACTTCATTTGTACTACTTCTATACATATCATATATAGCTGTTCCTATATGTGGACAATGTTTATAGCTAGCAAGATTAATCAAAAAGTCAATTGCCTCATGTATCGGTTGTTTTGTATGTGTAATATGCATAATATATTTATCAAATGTACGTGCCATTGTTCTTTTGTGTGACTCCGTAGGATTATGATAAGTAATCTGATTGGCAATGACGCCATAAATCAAACTATCCAATTGCTCATTATAATACTCGAAAAATCTCAGTGCATTACCATATATAACATCATCATTATCATTATCATTATCATTATCATTATCATTACCATTATCGTTTTTTTCACTAGCATTATATGACATAATACTTATTTTATTTACTACTTATACCAATTAAGTTTTTATTTTTATGTATATCTAGTGTATGTGTATGTATATCTAGTGTATGTGTATGTATATCTAGTGTATGTGTATGTATATCTAGTGTATATGTATGTATATCTAGTGTATATCTAGTGTATGTGTATGTATATCTAGTGTATGTGTATGTATATCTAGTGTATGTGTTAAATTAATGTTATTATGTATATAAAGTATAAAATTATAATATAAAATTATAAAAATCAATTATTGTTAATTATTGTTAATTATTGTCAATTTATGCAATTTATGCAATTTTACTAAATATTAATATTGTTATTTATTTAGTTTTTTAGTATTAACATAATGCTGAGCTAGTTTCTCAACTAATTTATCTTTGCTATATGGCTTATATATATTATTACTTTTATGTTTATGCATATTACTTTTATGTTTAATCTTTTTATTGGTAGATTTAAGTATGTTATAATGTGTTTGTATTTTCTTTTCCTTTGCTAGTGCTTGTACTTCCTCTAAACTATAATCTGTGAAATCATATCCCATAATACAATTAGTATATACTGGGTTAAATATCAATTGTCTTTTAGCCTTACGTGTTTTCGCTGATCTAGCAACCCTGGCACGCATTACTTGACATGCACTATATGCATTTTTTGTTGTTAATCTAGCTTTCATCAAACAATGGCAATATTTACGTTGTCCAATATTCAATCTCGCATGTGGCAAAAAATAACGCCTTTTATATGCCTTTTTAGTTTTAGTAGTATTACCACCTTCTTTAACTTTAACCTCAACCTTAAGTATATCATTTTTTTTTGATAAGATTTTTTGTTTTATAGTATTAGCTGTCATTATGTATAGCTAGCTAAATAGTAAATGTTTTATAGTATCAAGTAAATATTGTTTTGTATTATTTTGTATTATATTGTATTATATTGTATTATAGTATTGTATTTATTTGATTCATTCAAAATGGGAATAATCGTGTTTTATTTAATCTACATACTTTTTTTAATGTTAATACCCTATAACTATAATAATTTACCGTTAGATATATAATTCCGAAGAAAAAACCAAATATTGCAGCACTTATCTTTCTTGGTAATGGTGCCGATATATTACAATTTAACGCTAGCGACAAACCTACAAAATTAGCGGTTAATATTATAAATACTATTGCTAGCTTAACTGCCATACGGAAAAAAACAGTTATATGCTCAACTGTCGTCTTTGGCCTAGTTTCTTGTAATCCACTTCTAATATCTAATTGTTTTGCAAATACCATATTTACTATTTAGATTATATATGTTAGTGTATCTAGACGTTGTGTTTAATGTTATTCTAATAAGTAGCTAGTGTATGTCTATATCTAGTGTATGTGTATATCTAGTGTATGTGTGTATCTAGTGTATGTGTGTATCTAGTGTATGTGTGTATCTAGTGTATGTGTGTATCTAGTGTATGTCTATTTTTATTAGTACTATATTACTGTTATATGTTATCTTTTTATTACATTTATAATTTTATTACATTTATAATTTTAAAAATACTAAACATGTGTATAATCTATAATTATGGCATTATGCCGCAAACTGTACACCAACCATACCAGCCCTACTAATAAATATGTTCCAATTTTGCGCAATAAATATAGTTCTATAATTACCATCAAATTCCACTCCCTGTGTACGCGTGACACTATTTAATGCCTTAGTTGATAACCGTAATTCCTTAGTCCCAATTGCACTAAAATTACACATACCTGTTGGTTGATATAAGCCATTTTTTATTGCAAATGAATACCCATATATTCCACGTAATCCAACTGGGTTATAGTATGGGTTATGTTGCCAACTATTATACTCAAAAAACTCATATGGCTGTAATTTAAATCTAGATTCCCCATTCAACAATAGTTCCACATTTGTTATGATATTTGGTGTATATAACAACGATTGTATTGATTCAATATTGTCAAATGAATATGCATTATTATACTCACTTAAATATCCGGTTCGTAATGGATTTGCTATATCACCAATCGGTGTATTGTCCCTTTCCCATATGGTATAATTGTCCCATTGGTTTGTATTTTCATTATCTTGGCGGCGCATCATAAAATGTACTTGGCGAACTGGTTGGTTTATATTTCGTATATCAAATCTATAGTTACCACCACTACCACGATCAATAATGTTTTCTATATATTGATATTCACCAATTAAATATTCCACATTACTCTTGGCAATACTATTTTTTTCCGCACTACTTAAAAATGTATAATTACCATATACATTAACACTTATACTCGGCAATGTATCTGTTGTCGTCGTATTTGTAAAATTAAACAAATAATCCCCTGCATTAACTGGTCTAATCCTCGTCCCAAATGTAGTATTCCTTGCATCTGTATCTATCACCGTATATATATGCGATAATGGCCTGATATCTATTTCAATTCTTAATTCCATATTACGCATTGCACATAATGGTATACCGGTATTTGTAAACTCACCGCCCCAGTGTGGTATTGGCACCAATATACGTCGGGGTGCAATGCTAGGTATCCCACTATCGCCACTGCTAGGTTTGGCACGGGCTGGATATATTCCACCTGTGGCGGCTGATGGGTCATATAGTTGAGGTACATGACCTATTTGTTCATAATAGTGTTGTAATTTACCATATGGTGTGTTTAATTCAGAATTAATGTGTAATAACTCGCTACGTATTCTAGAGTACACCCTACCATCACTGCCCATAATTCGAAATTCTTTAATCATATATTCACCAATTCTACGAATCCATTGGAATTGTTTAGCATCTGATGAATATATTGCTGGTAGTTGATATTCAACAAATATTTGGGTCAATATGTCAGCATTACGTGGAATCTTATATTTAAGTGTACTATCCTCTTGGAAATTATTTAAATTATTACTACTATTGTCGTCATCAAGCTGTATCAATTCCATTGAAAAATCAGTGAACTGTTTATATTCTCTATGAAAAAATGACATAGATGGATTGCCTGTAAAATATTCATCTTGTCCCGCCTTATACGCTAATTGTAATTCACCACCCGGCATTGTTTACAATTGCTATTTATGTTATTTATATATATATATATAAATATAAATATATATATGTGTTTGCTATTGCTATATATATTGGTACTGTTTATATTATTTATATATGTTTGTTTGTTTGTTATTGATATATATATATATTGGTACTGTTTATATTATTTATATATGTTTGTTTGTTATTGATATATATGGTTGTTGCTATATATGTAGTATTTATATATATGTGTGTAATATATTATGCTATATTAAAAAGATACTTAAAATACTAAACAACCATATATATCAATAACAAACAAAATAAAACGGATAGTTATAGATAGTTATGGGTAATTATGATAAGTATTATATTTAAAATGTGTAAGTTTGTAAGTTTGTAAGTTTGTAAGTTTGTAAGTTTGTAAGTTTGTAAGTTTGTAAGTTTGTAAGTTTGTAAGTTTGTAAGTTTGTAAGTTTGTAAGTTATGATGTAATTAATTCAAATAATTTACCGTCATGAATGATAGTGCTAGAGTCTACCAAAAAGGCATTATGAAGCAAACCATTAGATATTAAATTAAGTGGAATAGCAGAATGACAATTATGGGCAATATCCATATATATAGAAAAATCGGATACTTTATCTAATATATTACTGCCATCTAGATCACTTACACACCATGAGCGTAGCATATTTATTACATCTTTTATTTTTATATCTTCTAGCTTTTTAGCACTAGCACTAGCTTTGCTATTATTATCTTCACTATCAATATCATCGTCAGTATCACTACTATCATCATAATCATCACTATTATATTTTAATTCAGCCATAGTAGTATATGCTAAATATATCATATCAAAGCTAGGATTAGGTAGATCTAATATAGAAACCGGCACACATAATCTATTTGCGGCATCTTCAATCGTTTCATCAGGATATATATATGTATATTGCCCTTCTGCTTCACCATTGGGTGCAAACATATCACTCATTATTATTTTATTATTAATTTTAAAAGTAGCCCTAGCAAAGTCAATAATTTTAACAGTTTTGCCAAATGTGGGTATCTTGTATAATTGCCCATTGACTTTATACCAAATATATTTATCAGTAGTTGGTTCTAGCATAATATTTTGACAATGCAAATCATTATGTACCAGACTATAATAATGATTTGCAACAGCCATATTAAATGCCGTTTGAAAAAATATAGATAGCCATTGTACGGATGATATGTTATTTTCTTCTGATAAATATTCATCTAGCGTTATATCCATCGGTTCCATAAATGATATTGATACCGGGTAGTTTCGTAGTCGAACATAATATATATTATTTGCATAATTTTTACCAAGTTTGCGACCACTTATACCATTATAATACATACCATCGTCATTATTGTCACCCGTATCCATATCTAACTCACTAAAATCTAATATATTAACACCTCCATTTTCCATATCATCAACTGTATCATATGGATTGTCATCCCTATTGTATTCACTATTAGCATCACTATCAGCTTTACTTTTATTATAGCTAGTACTATGATTGTTATTATTATTATTATTGTTATTGGAGTATAACGTATTAGTAGTATCAATAGTTTCGATATCATCAAAGCTAAGATCGTCTATATCAGTAGATATAACACTTAATCCAATTTTGGTCTCGCTATCTGTACTATCATTACTATCGCTATTGCTATCACTATCACTATCACTATCACTATCACTATCACTATCACTATGGATAGTATTTTTATCAGTATCAATATCAGTATGTACATTATTGTTATCGTCTGTATCGCTGTAATAATCTGTAGTATCGCTATTGCTATCAATTTCTTCTTCTAGTAGTGACTCTATACCATCACCAAACTCAGAACCAATAGGCATATAACATAGGTCTATTTCACCATTACGTGTAGATTTACTAAACCACCATTCATCGTAAAAATCGGGTAATTCGTCACTAATATTATAGTAATAGCTTTCTGTCCTCCCGGTTACACATCCATAGAATATAGGAAATGAGTGGGCTAGATTATTTTTGGTTAGGGTAGATAATAAATATAAAACATTGGATTCAATATTACCGGCATTACTTGGACAATCAAGTTTAGATTGATAATTTGGCTCTAGTGGATATCTAGAAAGATCTTTGCATTGGTCACCATCACGTATAAAAGTAATTGGTGGTACTAAAGGTGATATTTTACAAAATATAGGTATTTTATTGGATATATTGGTTGTATTGGATGTATTACTACAACCACCTGTCATACTATTAACACCATTGTCACTATTGTCACTATTTATATATGGATATGGATATGGATATTGTATAGCACTCATATCCAAACAATTAAGTACATTATCGGAATCGGTAATTGGGCGTATTAATGGTGTATACATACCCTTATCTATAACTTTCAAATCTTTTAGTTTATTATGTAAAAATCCTTTATCTTCAGATATATTGTCAGTATTTATGGCACTATTCTTAGTTTTTCCATTTTCGGAATCTTCAATATCTTCCCATTCACTTTCACCATCATCACCGTTATCGCTATTGTCATCATTATCATCACCATCAACACCGTTATCGCTATTGTCATCATTATCATCACTGTCATCACTGTCATCATCTACGATTGCTATTAATGGTAAGTGTGTAATTGTTGAACAATTAATATAATGTTCATCGCTATCATTATCAATATTATTTGGAATTTCTTTTATAAACTTGGGACAATATAATTCAGCATCATCTAGTCTAAATATATTGGTTACGCTAGATAATAACCCATTAACATCTTCTTTAGTTTTATATTCAAAAAAATCTAGGTTAGGGTTGGGATTAGAGTTAGATGCAGATGTATTAAATTGTGACATTATATGAGTATGTAATAATATAACTATATTTTGTTAATACAATATGTAATTTATAATATATAATGTATAATGTGTAATATATAATGTATAATCTATGATATATAATCTATACTTTTATAATTTATAATATATACTGGTTTGAGTTACATTGATATTTAAAAAATCATGTCTTAAACGCTAGATAATACTATTAAAAGTAATAATTTTATATTTTAAATATTGTGGCTATATAAATAACTAATACTATATAAAACAATAATAAACTATAATATAATCATATATATATCAAAATATAAAATATAAAATATAATCATATATATCAAAATATAAACTATAAAATAAAAAATAATATAATAAAACATATATTATAAACAACATATATTATAAACAACATATATTATATAAACATATAATAATATTTAAACCAAAAAATAATTACCACATACAAGCTACATACAAGCTACATACAAGCTACATACAAGCTAGATATACTCTAGATATACAAAATATACAAAATGGCAAACGTCTTACAATCAAATAATAATGCACACCAGCAAGTAGGTAATCAACGCATGGCACCCACAAATCCAAATTGTGTATCCTTTAAAACAGCACCTAGATTCAATATAAATTACAAAACAATGCCCCATGATGATAGATGTTTTGTAGATGTTCAAACACGTCAATCATTAGGCCCAGGTAATTATACCACTACAAACTTATATGATTGTGAATGCCTAGCCCCCACTACAGTTAATAATGCCACAGATAATGTTATGGTTAACTTCACTAATGGACATGATGTTGCCGGTTGTGTAGTGGATGAAAGTAGCCGTTTACGTATTGGTGCACACCGTCGTTTTCCTCGTTGTCCTCAACAATTGTTTACTAGGCCTTACAAAACAGTGCCGTACATGGGGCGTGGTCCAGGAAACATGTATTTAGAGAGTCAGCTTGCACCCGGTGAGTCAACATCTAGTAAGCGTTCATGTAACACATTAAGTGGAGCTAGTTTACCACATGTATTTACTCCCCTAGTACCTCACTTGGATTATAATGTGCAGAATCCGGTACATATTATAGAGGAAGTTGCCGATGATGGTTGGGTACGCGGTGGCTCTAATACTAAATTATTTGTACGTGATGTGGACTACGCGGCTAGATGTGGATATGCGTATATGGATAGGGAAACAAATAAGGAATTTTGGTCTGACCGTCACAAATATCTTTAATTAATATATTAGGCATAATGCAATATATTTTAATCATCTAGATACATTTATTTTTTTAGAATTTATATACCAACACATATACTAACTATATATTGATAACCACAAACCCAATAGGCAGGGCTTTGCCCCGCACCCCACCGACTTTTTCCCAAAATATTGCTAACTTTTTGCTAGTCTTTTTGCCTTAGAAAACCACGTGTTTTCCCTTAGGGATTTGAAAGCATATTTTGGGAAAAAGTCGGCGGGGTCACGGGGCAGCGCCCCGTTAATGGCATATAATTCGTATCAAATATAACAACACATGTATATTACTATTTTTTTGGGAATTTATTTAAAACCAACATCTAGCACAATATATATATATAACATATATGATAGATATCGCAATTAAATATTATAACGTATCAGCACATTTTAATATATCTAATAGTGCTATTAAAACACATACATATCCAAATACATACATATCCAAATACATACATATCCAAATACATATCCAAATAATTAATTACATACAATAGGTTATATGTTTAAAAATCATAAGTTTATGTATAATCTTATTATATACTATAACAACATAAATTTATATTAAATAAATATAACCCACTATATAATAAATATATACTATAACACCTTACTAAAATATACTACACTACACTACACTACACTACATTATAGCATTATTTATAGCACCATACTATAAAAATGATAAATCAATTATTTAATAAGCAGCCACCTAATGAAATTATATTAGAATGTTTATGTGCTCTAGGATTTGATAGTTTTGAAGATACTAATATGATATCAACAGCAACTATGATATCCACCCGAACGATTGATATGTTTAAAGTACTAATCCCACAACTTATGGAATTTTATACGCGTAGTAAACATAAAAAATATTTAGTATATTCTACTACTAGCATCTCTACAAGTACGGATAATGCAAACACATGTGATTTGACTATTAAAAAATGTATAACTATTACTAAACAGCTTATGAAAACTATAGGGTATGATTTAATAAGTAAGGAAAAAATGGTTGAAGGTAATAAAGTATTATATTATAGAATAACAACATCAGATGATAAAAAAAATATGAAGAAAAAAGAAATTATACAACCAGTTATTATCCGATTTGATTAATATGCAATATGGACAATATATTTATAATATGCAATATGGACAATATATTTATAATATGCAATATGGGCACAATGTCCAATATATTATATATATGTATAAATTTAGTATATAAACATATCATGCGATATTTGAAATGATGGTATATACAACCTAACAGTTACAACATATTTACCATTATATTGAGTATCATATATAGATACTCGTTTTATAATTCCATTAATGTTTTGTGCCATTTTGCATATGCTATCTATGCTAGTAATAATCTTATCTAATTCAATCCCTGATATCCTACCATCGTCAAATAGTCCAATTATATATAATGCCTTGCCGTCACCAGTAATTAGCCGATGTAATAGTTGTGTCGATCTATTCTCAAACTTTTTTTTACAACCATTGAAATCCAAATATAATTTATATTCCCTATTATCATCTTCGCGCTCCTTAGGTTGGTTAGGTATTGTAATATTATTATATGTTACTATATCTATATTTAAATTATCTATTTTATCACACAAAATATTTGTAATTGTATCACCGTCCATATTATTAAGTATATCACCTTTCATATGTGCATTATTTTCTATATATGTATTATTTTCTATATATGTATTATTTTCTATATATGTATTATTTTCTATATATGTATATGTATTATTTTCTAGATTGGCATTGTCTAGATTAACATTTTCCATTATTTTTTTAACTGAAGTTTCCAACATAGTAATATTATTATCCGATAATGCATCGCATCTATCTTCAACAACTAAACTAGATGCAATATTTTCGTCACTTGTGGTCATTATATTCATATAAGTCTTTGCAATTGCCATTATAGTATACTTTTAGAATACTGTCATTTGTTATAAAATCTGGATAATATTTTATGATATTTTATGATATTTTATGATATTTTATGATATTTTATGATATTTTATGATATTTTAATATATTAATTAAGTATAATATTTATAATGTTATATCTAGTATTAAATATTGAGTATTGCGTATTGAGTATTGCGTATTGCGTATTGCGTATTGTGTATTGCGTATTGCATATTAATATATTCTATATTCGACATGAATAAATAATTTCACTTTTCATCAATTTATTATCTAGTAACACATTTTTAAATGCCGCATCTATATCCAGTGTTTTAGGTATTGCACCTATTGCACCAAATTCAAAACTGTCACTATCACTTGGATTATACGCTATTAACCTACCAATAATACTATCCTTCTTTTTCCCCATACCATCTTGGTTATTTATATTTTGTGTATTTATATATTGGTTGTCATCTAGTGATAACGTCTGTTTTCTATCTTTGGTTTGTTTGCTTTTATTATCTAATGTATATCTATTTTCTAATATAGATGGATCAGCATTCCATTCCATAACTGTAGTCTCCAATGTTTGATAATATTTAATAATTCTTTCTGCAATATCATTAACTACCTCCATATATAAGCTTGGTGTTTTGTTATTATTATGATAATCATCTCTAGAATTAATGTGGTCATCATATATATCATAAGTATCATGATTAGTATAGCTAGCATTCCAACTAGCTATTAATAAATTACGTATTCTAAATGTTTTATAATGTAGTGACTCTGGTGCTTCATTTTCTATTATATTCGATTTAGATGATTCATATGTCACCATCGGCAACCTAGATTTATCCATATTATCCACAAATAACCATGGTATATCTCTCCTCATATCCCTAATAAATTTAGTTATTAAATTTGTTTCACCTGCTTCATAAGGATTATCTTGTGACGCATTTAGTGGAATAGCGCTAGGTGGGTATATATCTATTAATCGGGTTGGATAATTAATTATGTGTTGTTGAATAACTGTATTTTTGGGATGACATATAACAAACACCATATCTAGATTCATAATTGCCATATCATTTAATGCCATATTTAAACTTATATAACTGCTTTCATCATTATTGTTATCAATATTAGTATTGTTAATGTTAGTGTTGTTGTTGTTAGTTCTGGAGCTAGATGTAGTATTATTATCGCCAATTATTAATAGTTTAAATTTCCTAGTTTCTGGTTTCCAAGGTACATTTAAATTACGACATATTAGTTGAAAATATGGCAAATCAGCAATGGGTACGGCAACTCTAAATTGTACCCCATCAGGGCTAATATCACGTAGTTGTTGCATATTTTTAATAAATCCTTGTCTATTTCCAAGTGCCATAAATATATCATGGTGCATTGGACACCATACCTTAATATTATTGTATGTATTATTAGTATTATTAGTATTATTAGTATTATTGCGATTGTTGATATTATCTGAGCTAGTATCATTTAGCATGTTATTTGATTCTATAACTGAATTTTCGCGTAATATGGCCATTTTAATTGGTGATACATCATTATTGTATACTGGGTTAAGTAATAGATCTAGGCACATATTAATTGTTAGCCCAGTCTGTAATTCAAATGGATATATACGAGCTCTCATAATTTCTAAAATGGGACCTAAAATATTATTATTAACGCCACCATACTGTATTTGATTTACATATACTAGCTGTATCATTGGAAAACTTTTGGTATTTTTAAGTACAATTGGTTTTATACCTGTATTATCATCTGTTGGCCACATTGTTTTTCTATTATTAAGTTCATCTAGTGGGTTCGGTTGGCTAATAAATCCTTCTTGTGTCAACTGTCTACGTGCTATTGATATTAATGTTAATATAATGACGCTGAATACAAATAGTAATATTATTCTGTATTTTAAACTAATTTTAGACAATATTTCAGTAAACATCTTGGAAATATTATAAGTATTATAAGTATTATAAATATATTTTGTAATTATATATATATATATATATATATATTATATACTGATAGCGTTACTATTATATTTATAGATATGTATTATATAAATATTTTAGTTTATAATATAGTATTATATAGTATCTAGCATATCTAGCAGAAATAATATTTTAATATTTTCAACGCTTTACTATATTAAATGTTAAATGTTAAATGTTAAATGTTAAATGTTAAATGTTAAATGTTAAATGTTAAATGTTAAATGTTAAATGTTAAAATATTGAAATATATAAGATGTTTAAATATTGAAATATATAAGATGTTTAAATGCTAGTATTAGTAGCAAAGTCACATATTATTATGATGGAATATCATAATTTTGGCCAGTAATAGCACGCATAATACCAGTATGTTTCCGTAAAGTTGTTGGCCATTTTTCACGATTTGATTTTATTACAGGTGCGCTAATAGGTTTGCTTCTTTTTATTTTCAAATTGTTTTCAATCTTACTAAAATAATTACTTCCCAATGGTATAAAATTATTATCATTTGCAAATACTTTTTTAGACTCTTCTAATATTGGTGACACAAAATTACATGGCGGAAACACTATATGATATTGTTTATTATTATTTATAGTCAAACATCTAAACTGTTCAATAGATAAGGGACCCCCAAATTTATGTAATGTCATCTTATCGGGGGCTGGTACTAAATTTTCATTGCCCCATTTTTTATTTTTGTTATTCGCATCCATTTCCCCAATATTGATATCTTTTCTTTTGTTTTGTCCATTATCATTTTTATTATTAACATCATCATTATTATGCGGAATAGCATTATATATAATATGATATAGTAAATTAAGCAATGACACTTTTTCCCACATAGTTCCAATATTACGTTCTTCCTTCATTAAATATGCTAATGCACAGTTAGGTGAACAAAAAACACCATATAGCTCAAATGTTTTCTTTTTTGAGTCATATGACATAGGTATGCCCCATGGCATATATTGAAAATTATGACAATCCCATAAACATGCACTATTACACGTTTTAGGCCATTGTTGGTGAGTATTAACATAACAACACATACTGTGCATTAATTCAATTTGTTTAGTCTGATTATATTTTTTATGCAATAAAATCTCTATTTGTGTCATTGGCTTTCGTTTTTCTGGTGTTGTGAATTCCGACAATAAATCATCTATTTGTTTATGATAATTACTTGAATTGTTTATTTCTATTGTATTAATATCTATATGTCCTCCACTTGTATCTATTGGTAGTGTTGATAATTGTGTACATGAAGTTAATAATGTAGGTGGATATGGAACATTACCAATTGTGGTTGACATATTAGTATTGTTCATTATATTTTTTTGGTTATCTAGCGTTTTTTGTGCAAATAATAAATTATTAATATTTAAAGTCGTATTCGAACCAGCCGTTATATATTTTTCATATATATCCTTTCTAAGCTCATCAACACTTGTGCTCCCATCTGGTATATTCCATCCACTGTCTCCAATTTTATTAGTAATTGAGGAATTACCTGTATTATCAGTATTATTAGTCATCATACCATCATCATTTAAAGTATTATATATTATATTTTCTAATGGATGACTAAGTTTATTAACATTATCATATGGTGTTGGGTCTATTATATCCGGGTTATATTCTAATTCGTTAAGTTTTGCAGTATTTTTTATACAACTATACGGAAATTTTACAATAATATTTTTGTTATTTCGGGTAAATTCAGCCATAATATCCATATTTTTTACGGATTCGTTATATGTTAATTTATCTTTTTTCTTGCCATTTTTACTGCTAGATGTATTTAATTTCTTTCCGCTCTTATTGTTACTTTTACATTTTGTATTTTTTTTATTGTCTGTATTATCTAATTCCCCTATATTACTATCCTTACTAGTTGATTTCAAATCTCCTATAGTGATAGTATTATTTATATTACCAGTATTAGATTGTAATTTATCATCTATTAATTTTTTTTGTTTTTTAGGTGGCATATTATAATGTATGTCTTGATATGTCTTGATATGTTATATATTTTGTTAAATGAGATATTTGAATAACTAATATAGTAAACAATATCTTATTTTAATATTTATAAATTAACACCATCATTAACCCCTAAGTTTAGAAACTAGGTATTTACATATATATTGTAAAAATATATATTATTTACTATATTAATTAATACATATCAAGACATATTAAGACATAATTTAAATTGTATATTGAAATATTACCTAAAAAAATTATAAAAAATGCAACATAATCTTTATAAAATACTAATCACATGATATTTATATTTATATTTATATTTATATTTATATTTATATTTATATTTATATTTATATTTATATTTATATTTATATTTATATATATATTATATAATAGTTATAATATATGTATTATATCATACTAGGATGGTGCATGGTACATGTTGGTTGATATAAGCTAGCCCCGGCTATTTTAATACGTGAATTTTGATTATGCATGTTATCTAATCTAACAGTATACATAGCAGTTGCATTACATATATAGCATTTAGATAGTTTATATATAGCTATGTCAGAACTAGCTATTAAATAATTAAAATCTCTATTAAAAAATTGACAGTTAGCATCCAGATCCAATCCTGCTAGTATTATATCTATATTTTTGTACCTAGCATCTGTTTTAAATATATCTATAGTTTGTGCAATATCCGTGTAAAATTGGGCTTCGTCAATTATAATTATATCTGCCATAGTATGGTTAGATATATATAAATCACTATTTAAGATATCTAGTAATTCACTACTATCGGATATTTCAACTATATATAAGTTATCATTTTTGTCCAACTTATTTCCATCATGATTTATAATTGTGGCATCTTTCGTATACCTTATATCATGCTTATATTTAGCTAGTATTATGTTTTTACCTTCCTCTATTGCCGACATGCACATATTTTGTATCTCAGTTGTTTTTCCTGCAAACATAGGCCCATAAATAGTTGTTAACTTTCCAACCATATTACTTTATTATTATAGTTACTCACTTTGTATATGTATATGTATGTATTACTATAATTTATTATATGTATGTATTACTATAATTTATTATATGTATGTATTACTATAATTTATTATATGTATGTTTTATTATATGTTTTATGTGTTATGCTACAGTATTTATTTAAACAAAAACATTTAAAAAAATAAAAAATATAGCTAAAAAATATAGCTAAAAAATATAGCTAAAAAATATATAATATATAATATATAATATATAATATATAATTATTAAAATGTTACATCATATTTAATATAATGTATGTATATACTTGATATACTGCTTAATCTTCATCGTCTTCAGCATCACTACTATCTTCTTGGTCTGAACCATCATTTTCTGCTTCAGATCCATCCGAATCTTTATTGACATTGCTAGGTTTAGTTTCAGTCTTGGTTGCTCCAACATCTACAAATGCACTCTTTGAACTACCTATTGCCGAGTGACTTTGTGTATCATCGTCTTCATTCAATGGTGTCACATTTGTTACATCCTTATATACACTGACATCATCACCTGTTTTGAATGTAGTTCCTGCATCTGTTACGTCAACCGTTGCATTACCCAATGACCACTTAAGTGAATCATAGCCTACGCAATACCAAATATGTTTAATATAAATGTTCATTCCTACACCTGTATGCCTACGGTTCGCAATATCATTAACTACTTCCTCATTTGTGTACTTCTCACACTCAGGTCCTGGTTTATAAAAATTGCCACAGAAATCAGGCACATCATCTCCCGGATTTTCACAATAAACACTCAGATACATACTGCGTTTTGGTGTTTTATCTGTTGGATCACGTAGAGATGTCCTAAAACTAGCCTTGTTATCGAAACCTTTACGGTAACTCTTCTTAGCCTTTGGCGTTCCCTTATACTTTTTATGATCATCAACAATCAAATCATAACATTTTTGTTCAATTTCATCAATTACATCGGCTTCATCATCTTTAAAACGTACGTTCATAGACCATGAATATGATACTTTGCCTGTTTTGGAATCCGTATTTTCCTGTCTTCCCAAATATACCTCCCCATCAGTAATATTCAAGCTAATTGATCGTAGTTTGTTTTCACCCTTAGTATTAACATATGATGTCTTAGGCTTTAATGACTTAGCACTTTGACTGTTAATAATAATATCACCTAATGTAATTGTATTAGTATCAAATTTATCAAAGTCAATACCCGATATTTTTTTATTTCCACTACCTCCTTGACCAGGTGTCACATATTGCATAACATTAATCTTCTGGAATACACCTAATTGCAAATTATATTCACCAGTACTTGTTATCTTAATAAATTGTGCATGAATAAATAGATCACATACACTATCTTGTGATAACACACTATTAATATCACCTGATGTCTTCACATCCGGCGACGGTGGATTTTCCCTATCCATATAATTAACCTTAACGCTCCAATTGTCTCCATTGCAAAAACCCTCCAATGGAAAGTTCAAACCAATAACTCTCGGATCATCTGAATTACGAAATACTGCCTCTCTCTTCAATTCATCTTTAATATCTGCCACCGAATTGTAATCCTGAAAATTATCCGGATAATGCTTCTCCTTATTCTGGTACATAAATTCAGCTGCACGATAATGAATTTCATCAATAACTCTCACTTGTTCATCATTGTCTAGCTCAAATAGTACAAATACTTTCGGGTACGTTTTCACATTACCATCCTTATCTTTCATTGGTGGAAATGCCTTGCGAACCTTTACACCACATAATTTAATAACTAGCTTGTCATTTGTTGTGCCATCATACTTGTATCCAATTCGGTACTTTCCAAAATTATATTCATCAAATGATTGGTAACCATCAAATGTTACCTTGCTCTTGTCGAATGTATCGACAGTAAGGGGATCAAGTGCTGCAACGTGAGTAGACATTATTTTTTGTTTTGGTTTAGTTTAGTTATTCAAACTTTAGTATTAAACTTATTTTATATATATAGTTATATGTTATAGGTTATAGTTATATGTTATAGATTATAATTATATGTTATAGGTTATAGTTATAGGTTATAGTTATAGGTTGTAGTTATACTGGTATATTTTAGTTATTTTAAACTGGAGTTTAGATATGGTATAGTAGTTAAACAGAGATAATTAATATAATAATTACACAGAGGGTTAGATATATTAATATTCAATTTTAGCTAAACTAAAAAAAAATAGTTAAAGTTTTTAGCCGTTTTTAGACATTTTTGGCAATTTGTGTTCATTTTTTGTACATTCAGATATAAATATACTTATATAATATACTATATATATGTATATGTATATGTATATGTATATATTGCAATATTTATAATATCACAATATACTTTGCATATATTACTATATTTAGACAATATAAATACTATCATATATAACAACAAATATTATATCTAGCACATCTAGCATATCTAGCACATCTAGCATATCTAGCCCATCTAGCATATCTAGCACATCTAGCATATCTAGCCCATCTAGCATATCTAGCCCATCTAATATACGTACTATAACTATTAAATATGTCAGAACCTATAATTAATAATACTAATACTAATACTATAACGAATACTATATATAGTGATTCTACTACCGATAATGCCAAAGAACATGATAATGAATATAATAAAATAGGATTCGATATAGATAAGGCAGTTGAAACTGATGTATTATTGAGAGAAGATTTAGTATTACGTTATCTAGATCTAGTAACACCAGAAGATAAATATTTATTAAATTTACCATATATACATGAGACAGGAGAAAATTATATAAATAATTGGCGTACTGGTATATATATAGATTATGTACAGGCATTTAGTAACTTAATAAGTAAATATGCTAGTCGTAAAAAATATTATATTCGTTCATCCAAAACTGCCATTACGGTTTTCAAATCTGAGTCCTCTACTAATACTAGCAACTCACAACACGATAATAATGAAAAACATAAAGTTATAGATAAAGTTGACAAACCTATATTTATGGAACTAGATAATGCTTTATTTAAAGGTAACGATGCAATGCAAACACAACGCGCGGCAACTAAAATGCAATATGAACATTTATTGAGTAAATCATACATTGATGAAAAGGATAAAAATAAATTTAATAAACAACGTGAACAATTTATATCTACATTAAATGCATTTTACTCAGTGCAATATTATTCAAATAAAATTAACAATCATATGACAACTAATATATCAGTACCCGTTCCTATTGTGTCTAATAAACAACATCATTTGAAAACAACTAGTACACCACGTATTAGCTCATTATATATTAATGTTAGTCCCAACTTTATTGATAGCCTATTTCAACGCGAAGGCGAAAAATTAGAACTGTATAATCGTATAATAGAATTACAATCATCAATGGATTTAGAATCTAAAGAAGATATGGCTGAACTAACTAGTTTAATTAAATCATATATATTATATGATACACAAAATGATACAATGAAACATTTAAATAAAGAACTTAAAAAATTAAAAGAATATAAACCTATACATTGGTTAATTGTCGCTAATTCTACCGATCGACCCGATTTTTGTAAAAAAACTATTCCCTTTATATTTACTAAATCAACCCATCACAATAAATAAATAATATAATACATACTGTCCCTATCTATATACTACTATCTATATAATATATAAATATGAGTAATATAATATATTATATAAACTCCTATAATGCGGCATATAAATCATTAACAATTTTTGTCTTACTAGTTCCATGTAATGTAATGTTACGTTCAGCTGCTGCTTTTCTTAACTGATTTACCGTTAAACCAGACAATCTTTGTTTGTTTTTTGTAACATGTATATTATATTGCTTTTTGTCATCTCCATCTTTCAAATTACTCTCATCATTAGCCTCATCCTCCTCTTCTTCATTATCTTCAAAATCACCGGTAGCCTCATCATCTTCAACACCATTTGCAGCTTCGTCACAATCATCATTATTGTGTTCATCATCCACATCATCTACATCATCATTCGCATTATCGTTATCAGCTACTAAATGTAATTCGCTCATACGTATTACCTCATCTAATAAATCATTGCCATAATCATCACCGTCATCACTGTCACCACTATGTTTATCGTCACCGTCACCACCATTATGTTTATCGTCACCATCATCATCATTATGTTTATCGTCACCATCATCATCATTATGTTTGTCATCACATTCAAATGTATCCATATCATTTAAATTCTCTAAATTATCCATGATATCCATATTATTTAATTCATCATGTACTAGATTAGATAAATTCACATACTGACAAGTTGCGTCATCTGATGTATTAGGTTCGTTAGGTGTATTATATTCCGCAGGGACATCAGGTTTTTCAACATTATGTGCCTGTTCTTCTATTCTTGTTAACAAAAAGTTAATTACTTCATCCCGTTTACGATTTTGATTTATTAAAGCCTTAACTGTACCTGTTAGACCATTAATATCATTAGATTTAGTCAAGTGTAAGTATAGCAAATATATTGAGGTTAGGGCCAGAATAACTAAACCAGCCAATAAAAAACTTGGGTTAACTATGTCAAGCATTATTTATATTTGTGTATATGTTTGTTTGTGTGTTTGTGTGTTTGTGTGTTTGTGTTTGTGTGTTTGTGTATGTGTATGTGTTATTAATGTTAAATTAAATTGTTATATTAGAATTGTTATATTAGAATTATTGTATTAGATATTAGATATGGTTACTTCTTATTACTGTTATACTAAATAAAATATAAAAATAAATAAGCGCAGTTGTCAATAAAATATTTAAACCAAATCGCCTAAAATAGATCTGATATCATCCTCTATTTTTTCTAACTTAACATAGCATTTTTTAATTGTTACTTTAGAAATACCGCAAACCGCAACTATATAGTCGTTATCTATATCTAAATTAAATAATTTTGCTGATAAATATATAACACTTGCATATCTAGAATTAGGTATATGTTGTGCCAGTGTATTATTAGTATTAATCCAATCGTTAATGTTAAATATTAATGCATAATAACATTCCGGAATTGGTAACTTACGTAATAGTTTAGATAGTTTAGTGTTATCGTCCTCATTTATACATTTTTGGATATTATCTTTAAGTGTATTACCATTATTATCTATATCTATGTTATATGTGTTATCTGTGTTATCTGTATTAGCTAGACTATTACTATTACTTTTATTAGCATTAGCACTAGCATTAGCATTAGCATTGGCATTAGCATTGGCATTAGCATTAGCATTGGCATTGGCATTAGCATTAGCATTAGCATTGGCATTGGCATTAGCATTAGCATTGTTATCAAATATATGTATGGTGTTAAGAGAATTGTCATTTTTGATATGTACAATATGATCCCTTTTTAATAATGCATTTTCATGTTCTATTTGTTCATTGTTCCTATCAGAATCTAAAATATCCTGCCATAACATTTCATATTGTTTAACTACACGTCGTAGTACTTTCATATCTATATCAAACTTAGTGGCTATTTCGGACATATCTTTTTCAATACCACATTTACGACAACCAATGATTACAGATGTTGCCATTAATGCTTGGTGTTTTCTGCGCCTAGTTGTCTTAATATTGCTAAGCCTGTGGAACGTCAATTGTATTTCTTCTATTGTACGTTTGTTAATGCCCGCGCTTTTACATATATTTGCAATATTACCTAGTTTTTTTAACATAGCACTATCTTTTGATGAAAATTGGTTATATCGCATTTCATTACGTACTGACTTACTATATCTTGCATCACCTTTCTTTTTACTACCATTGCCCCAACCCATTGTTGTTCCCAAAACTGTACTAGGTACTAGTTCAGATACAACCGAGCCATTAACAGTTGAGCTATTGGCGCGATGTGTAGTATTTGCCTGGCCACCGGGTTGTTCTTCATGATATCTTTTTTCATCTTGACAATCTATATTAGCACCTTGACATAATCCACATTTACGACATGTAATATATCCTTCTAATGGTATCAAATCAACACTTTTGCATTTATCATCTACACATACCTGAATATACTCTGTATCATCAGTATTATCATTTATATAACTATTGTTAAGGTTATAATTATAACTATTTTTTTTAATAATATCATAATATGATTGATAATTAGCAGGTTGCACCTCATTATTTTTAGACTTTTTAGACATTAACAACAAACGACACTTACTATCAATTTTATCAACTGAATATTCAGAAAAAGTTTTAATAATAGGTATTGTATGGCATGCAACATTAAAATCAATATTAACTACAGACATCATTACTTTTACTTAACTATTTTCAATTTTATACCAAATAGTATATTAAATTATAAATTACACAAATTACACAAATTACACAAATTACACAAATTACACAAATTACACCACAACTAAATAATTTAATTTTAATAGTGCTATTATTATTATAAGATGCTAGTCATGCTAAGTTAAGAAATTCAAAGTTGGCTAGCTAATCACTTCTTAATAATATGTATAAATACTCACATGTATGGTAATGTATTGTATTGTTATTAATATTGTTAAAGCTAAATAAAATATATCTGGTATATCTGTATATCTGGTATATCTGGTATATCTGGTATATCTGTTATCATAATAAATAAACTTATTATATATAGACTAAATATTATGCCACTTATTACTAAATACATACCATAACATATCATACCACAGTATCCACCACAATTAATTACTATCATGACAGTTACTAAATCTACTATAAAACACACAAGGACTCTTAAAAAGAATCCCATTACTACCATACACAATAAAAAAACCAAGAAAAATAACAGTAGCAAAAAAAGTAATGACAAAATAAATGCTTCTAAATCTAAACATAACATAAAACATAAACAAAAACTTAAACTAAAAATCAAACGCTCATCTCAATCCGGTGGTAATAAATATGATACCGCTAAATGTGACCAAACTAAACTTAATGATCTTCTAGCCGGCAACCCACCTGTTAGAATTAGTGAGGAATTACCCAAACAAACTATAACGGCTGATGATGTTGCTGACTTTAACGGTAAAGGTTTTGGCACCACACCTGGCGCACCCCCCAAGTTTCCCAGTGGATGTACTATTTTATAACAACATTATATATATATACATATCTAGTTATAGTAAATAATCATAAATATAAGTATCTAGTTATAGTAAATAATCATAAATATAAGTAGCTAGTTATAGTAAATATAGTAAATATGACTAAAAATGGACAATGCTTTTCAATATTTTCTAATCTATGGTTTTATATTGGCTCTGGTAATTCACATTTAGACTCCGAAAATATTACACGAATTAAGAATATATATGGTATCAATAAACTATTAAACCTAGATTCTAAAACAGGTTTCTGGCCTGATACACTAGCCAAGTATAATCAATATGATCCCACTATTATTGCTCAACTTCAAATCCGTAATAATGATCGTCTAATTGCTATTTATAAAACCATATCCCAATATATTAATAATATTATCTCAAATCCTACTACTATACATAATAATGGCAAAACTATAGATAATATCGTATTGATTCACACTAGTGATACTAATAATACTGAATGTCTAATTGGATTGTATATTTATTTTCTATGTAAATATAGTAATGTTGATGTTAAAACAGCAACCGAAATTTTACGCACCAAAATACATATGAACACACACACCAATATACATATGACTGATGACATGAAAAAATTTTTAATTATCAACTGTTCTAATAAATAACATACCCATTATACATATTATACCCATTATACATACTATACATATTATACAACATCATACACAATATAAATAATTTAATTATATAAATAATGACTATACAACAAAAACCTAACACACTACTAGAACATAACCCTACTGATATATACCCCAAACCTAGCACCCCTACCAAACCTAGCACCCCTACTAAACCTAGCACCCCTACCAAACCTAGCACCCCTATCACCACTAGCACTCCTATCAACACTAGCACTCCTATCAACACTAGCACCCCTATCGCCACTAGCACCCCTACCAAACCTAGCACCCCTACTAAACCTAGAAACACTGCCAAACCTAGAAACACTACCAAACCTAGAAACACTGCCAAACCTAGAAACACTACCAAACCTAGCACCCCTACCAAACCTAGCACCCCTACCAAACCTAGAAACACTACCAAACCTAGCACCCCTACCAAACCTAGCACCCCTACCAAACCTAGCACCCCTACCAAACCTAGCACCCCTACCAAACCTAGCACCCCTATCGCCACTAGCACTCCTATCAATACTAGAAACACTACCAAACCTAGAAACAATATATATAGTAGGGCTCGTAGAACTCATAGGACTAGTAGGAATAATAGGAATAGTAGGAATAATAGGAGTAGTAATAATAATAGACCTGGTAAAACTAAAAAAAACAAAACTCTTAAAATAAAAAATACACCCGAGATCGAACAAAGAACTGTTACTATGCACTTAGCTTATAATAAAAATCACAAACTAGATCCAACACATAATAAATCCCAACGTATTGGTATGTGTAGATGTGTCAAATATGATAATATCACAAATAATGACGGTATTGACACCGTTGCTATGCAAAAATGTACTAAACCTGTTAAACCGGAAACCGATTTCTGCCCGGAGCACCAAACTTGTACTAGCTTCTTGCGACAATTTGTTAACGGATATGAACCCAAATATAACCCAACTGAATGGTCACATCCATATATAGAAGGTAGCCATAATTGTTATGCTTATTTTCTAAATGATAAGAAAGATAGTATACGTGTTAAATGTGAAGAATTATGCCTCAAAAATAATAAAAAAGGTTGTCCAAAAAAAGAATCAGAATGCCGAGACCTTATACCGCAACCAGGTGATAGCTTCTTATTAGCACAAAACGGTAATTTAAAAAAGAAAACACGTAAATATTCCTGTCCTAATATGCATAGCCGAATAATTGCTGATAATCCACAAATAAAACCTTCATCACTTACCCAAAAATGTCCAAATAATTATTATAAGGGTGCTATGATGGTTGATCCCGGTAATACATTTCACTTCTATCGACAAAATCCAGACGGTACATGGAGTCATAAACCAGGTGTGATGCCAGTAACTAATATAGATGCTAGCGGTAAAAAAATATATATTCCCCACTTTGCTGATCGTGATTATACTCAAACTAAAAATGGCAATATAAAATATGACGACTTTTGTGGGTATTACTGTATACCACATGATGATTATATACAAACTAATCTAATATAATATATACAAACTAATCTAATATAATATATTAAAAATTATATATTATTTACCTTCTTATTTAGCCATGTAATACTTATTATTTTTAAAAAAAATATTTAAATATATAAAAATATTATTATAATAATATACTAAATATAATATAAAAAGATATAATAAACATTTCATAACATAAAACACTTATCTAAAGCTAGCTACTATACATATAATAAACCATATATACATATATAGACCCTAGACCCTAGACCCTAGACCCTAGACCATAGACCATAGAATATGAGCGCAATATTTAAATTCATTCAAAATATAACTGGTAGATCTTCTGATAAATCTAAAGACAATACCCCGGTTGAGACCCTAGATAAAACACAAACCTTACATGACTTTAATAGTGAAGCCACCAATTTAGTAAACCGTATTTCCCAAGATCTACTTCAATCCATGATATCATCCACTGTTAATGTAAATGGTAAAGCCGCTGCTATTATAGATCTTCTAGATAGCAGAAAATGTGTCGAAACCACCATATTTTTAGCCAATTTAATGGAAAATGAGTTTTATGATATTGATATTGTCGGGCTCAATTCACATATTAAAGTAAATAAAGCTAAAACACCAACCTGTTCTTCAGATAGTAATTGTGATAAAGTAGTACGTGAATTAAGTGTTCGTATTGATAAAGATGGTGGCAAATTAAACAAATCGCAAATTTGTCAAATATTAGCATCCCATTATGTCAAAATTCTTAATATCATTGCTAGCGTATTGGTTGCCATAAATCCTACCACTAATGCAGTCATGGCTCGTATGAATAATTTATATGGTATGACAGCAACTGGTACTGATATACGCATTGGTATATGTACTCCCACTGGTAAATCACTAGTTAAAAATAGTATCTTAGATGAACCCGGATTTAAAGAATTTATGCAACTTTATCTATATCATTTAATTCAAGACACTGAAACCCAGGCTGATCGTGACCAAGTACTTAGCGACTATCAACAACTTGTTGAAATAATAACTAACGCAAACGTATTATCTCCTAGCACACCTCTTCCACCTCTTCCTTCTTCCTCCACATCTTCTAACATAAATACATCTAATAATTCTGAATTACGCCAAATGGTACTAAATTTAAAAAATAGGGTTGATGAACTTAATTCTAATAATAGTAGCTCTACACCGATTAATGAAGACAATCTTAAAAAAGAAGTCATTGATTTACGTGCTAGACTAGATGAAATATATAAACTTATGGATATTAATAATGCAAATTCTACATTAACACCAACCGTTAATACTAAACCCATCCCCGCTAATAATAATACTACAATGGTCATTAATAATGCCAATCCTACAACTCCTAATACTCCTAATACTCCTAATACTCCTAATACTCCTAATACTACTAATAATACCAAAAATAAACTTAATACTAACACCAATACTAACACCAATGCTAACACTAATGCTAACACCAATGCTAACACTAATGCTAACACCAATGCTAACACTAATGCTAACACCAATGCTAACACTAATGCTAACACTAATAACACTAAAAATAAACTTAATACCATTACTAATAATAATAATAATATGGATAATATTATTAATGATATCGATAATACCAATATCGATAATATGGATGACGAGAACAATAGCCCAAACAATAATGTAAATACAGCCACCACTACAAATACTACATCGTCAAACAATACTACAACTGGTACTAACAAAACCGATTTTAATATATATGGTAGTTCTAGTTCACCAAATACCACCACTACACCTACCTCGAATAATACTAACGTTAATCCAATTATTGCTAATCTTAATCCTACCAAACCACCCACAAATAATAACACCACACCACCCACAAATAATAACACCACACCACCCACAGCTAATAACACCAAACCACCCACAAATAATAACACCACACCACCCACAGCTAATAACACCAAACCACCCACAGCTAATAACACCAAACCACCCACATCTAATAACACCAAACCACCCACAGCTAATAACACCAAACCACCCACAAATAATAACACCAAACCACCCACAAATAATAACACCAAACCACCCACAAATAATAACACCACACCAGAGATAGCTAATATTAGTACTGACCCGCCAGAGATAGCTAATATTAGTACTGACCCGCCAGAGATAGCTAATATTAGTACTAAGCTGCCTAAAAATAATAAAAACAATATGGTTCCAAAACCTAAAAAGAAGGCAACTGGTACTAATAGTAATGCTAATAATACTCCTAGTACACAAGAATTAGAAAGGATTGAATCTGAAATAAAAAGTATGCTAGATAAAAGTAATGATAGTGAAGAAGATACAACAACTTATATTACTCCTAAGCCATTTGTGCCTAAAAATAGTGCACAACAGAGAGGTAGTGGAGTTCAACAACTTGATAGATTTAAAGAATACATTAATAAATATAGCAAGGACAATACAGAGATACGAAAAGCATATCTAGCATTATTTGATAAGTCATTTAAAACTAGTTCAGAGACCGTGGAACACATATGTAATGTTAATAAAAGTAATGGCAAGTATTTTACAGTTAAAATAGCGGATGGTAATACAAATGAGGCACTAGCTGCTTTTTTTGAAAATTATAAAATTATGAAAAATGAATATGTAAGATCATGTCGTGAATTAACAAACATTTTAGAAGCTAGAATACTTATATGGCATGAGGGCGAAGGTTACAGGATACGTGATATTAATAGTAAAACATTAGTAAATACTGAAACTGAAGTTAGAGTTGCTTTGTCTAAATTATATGTTAATGGTCATCGTCATTATTTAGATGGAATTAAACATCTAGATGCATATTATCGTACTCGTGTTAATACTGTTGCAAATATGTTAAATAATAAACCTACTAATACGCTAGATAATACGCAATAAATCCAATACTATACAATACTAAATACAATACTAATATACTAATATACTAATAATAAAATACAAAAATAAAAATAAAAATATATAAATATCTAAAATATCTATACCAAATAAAAATATAAATATATATAGTAATTATGAATATTATTACTATTATATTTTAGTAACTTTATTAGTAATACATGCTGCTGCCATTATTGTTTTATTCATTATCTCTTTGGCTTCTTTGCAATGGTCATATGTGCATTTATGGTACTCTGGTAAACGATGCCTGCCACAAAAAGTCATACCACATTTACATTCCATATCAATATCTATCATTGTTAATTTTGTATTACATTCTATATTTGCACATCTAGCTCTGCGTTTCTTTTTTTTCCTATTAATTTTATCAAAATCTTCAATAATATATTGTTTAGTGTTTTTATTACCAAATTCAATTTCAGTATTAGGATGTAGTTTAGCTTTTTTATGTGAATTGTTGATTTTATTATAAGTATCTGGTTCAGTTATTGCTGTAGCTTTATCATTTGTATCTGCGCTATCTACACTATCTATTCCTTGTGCCATCTGTGTATTTTGTACATATTTATATTTTTCAGAATTCATTATTATAAGTGTGTATGTATATTATTAAGTCTATTATACTTTATTATATTATTATATAATAGTATGTTATATATTTGTTGTATATTAATATATAATAGTATATTATATATTCAAGAGCGTATAAAGATAATATACTATATTTTCTTGATAAATTTAAATTATATATATGTATGCGTGTAAGTATGTGTGTATATATGTGTATATGTGTGTGTGTATATGTGTGTGTGTATATGTGTGTGTGTATATATGTGTATATGTGTGTGTGTATATATGTGTATATGTATGTGTGTATATGTGTGTGTGTATATATGTGTATATGTATGTGTGTATATGTGTGTGTGTATATGTATGTGTGTATATGTGTGTGTGTATATGTGTGTGTGTATATGTGTGTATATATGTATGTGTATATATATATATATATGTATATGTATTTAAAATGCATTTTTTGTATAAAAATAAAAAATAAAAGCTAAAATATCAAAATAATGACAATTGGATAATAGAATTATGTATTATTGTGAATTTTATGAATTAACAACACGCATATTCATACCCATTCCTTGTATTTCTTGCGAAAGTAATTTTGCCGCATATGGAATTGCCACACGTTGAAAATTATTATAGTTATCACATACATTACATATATATATATCGATATCTTCTGTTGGATTTACAACTGCTGCATTACCACAATGACCACAAATATACATTTCAAACTTATCACTCACATCTAGCATACGCTCCTTTAAAAATGCTGCTGCACCATGACTGTTTATACAATCTTTTTCCATTTCGCCTACACGTAAACCACCTTCACGACTCCTACCCTCTGCCGGCTGACGTGTTAACTGTACAACCGGACCGCTATTTCTGCTATGTACCTTATCCTCTGCCATATGCTTCAAACGCTGGTAATATGTTGGACCCATAAATATTGCCACATTAAGCTGCTCCCCCGAAATACCCGAATATAACACCTCATTACCACATGCTTCAAAACCCTGTGACTCTAATATATCACCTAGCTTATTAACATCGATATCGGCAAATGGTGTGCAATCAGCATAACCACCGTAATGGGTTGCTGCCTTGCCCAATACTGACTCTAATAATTGCCCAATTGTCATTCGACTAGGAATGGCATGCGGTGTCATAATAATATCAGGTGTTAACCCATTTGCTGTAAATGGCATTTGTTCCCTTGGCAATATCATTCCAACTGTACCCTTTTGAGCGTTTCTACTAGCAAACTTACTCCCAATACTTGGTATACGCTCGTCACGGATACGGACTTTACCTGTTAGGAAACCCTCTTCATTTCGGCTAACAAATACTTTATCAACCCAACCCGCTTCATTAGATTTCAAAGATATACTGCTATCCTTGCATAAATTATGTCCGTTGACATGCGCACCTTTTAAAGGATATTTTTTGCCCATTATAATATCTCGATTAGTTACATATTCATTAACCCGTACAAATCCACGTTCATCTAACTTGCTATAATCCCCTGGTTTAATACCCTTTGTATAACGTGGATCTGGTCGACAAAACTTTTCTTCCTTATGATTTTGTACTTTTTTCTCATCACTTTTATGAACACGATAATATATAGTGCGGAACATACCCATGTCTACGCTATGTCCATTTAATATAATACTATCTTCTTGATTATATCCACCATATGTTGCAATAGCTACAATAGCATTCATACCATATGGTAATTTATCATAATGTACATAATTACCGAAGCGACTAGTTACAATTGGCCTTTCCAAATGACACATCGCATATGCCATTGTATCTAATCTCCTCAATAAATTTGTTGTTGGATAACTCATGGCCTGTTTTCCCATACAACTTTGATATGCGTTACGTGGGCTTTGGTTATGATCTGGGAAAGGAATAACACATGCAAGTACTCCTAATATAAGTCCCGGGTGCATTTCACAATGTGTATAATTATTTATATATTGTGGATTCCGACTATTTTCATGTTTTAATTCTTCTGGTGTTGTTGCAATTAAACAATTATTTACTTCTTCAATATCAATATACTCAATTACTGCTTGGCTGTTTGCACTCAATGTTGCAAATCTAGACATCATATCATGTGCTGTTAATCTATTTCCATTGTTGTTCCCATTAGGTGGAATGTGACCATTTATAATTCCTGTGTTATTTGCCGAATATATTGTACCACTATCACTAGTATTGTTTTGGGTATTGTTTTGGGTATTGTTTTGGGTATTGTTTTGGGTATTGTTTTGGGTATTGTTTTGGGTATTGTTTTGGGTATTGTTTTGGGTATTGTTTTGGGTATTAATGGTAAAATAATCTTGTGGCATAATAGTTTGATTACATCGACTATCTAAGCCTGTCATAATTAAAGAATTCCACCCACCATTATCAGACCCACTCACACTTGTTGATAACATACTCGTATGCCATTTTCTAATACACAACCTATTGTTATTACCGACAATATACACCGGTCTTATTAATCTTCCTGCATCTGTATATATAAACATTTCATCATTTACCACATCCCAATTTATTGTAATATGTGGGTTAAACTTACCTGCCCGCCTCATAACCTTAAATTGACTAAACACCTTTTCTGGTGCCACATGATATCCAATTATATCACCGTTAACATATATTAAACACTTACCCATACCACTAGTTATATTATCCAATGTTGCTCTCTCACATCCTGCATTCATTTCCAACCATAATCGCACTGGTGCACTATTATATTGTACCGTAATTGTTGCTGCAATTGCCTTGTTTTTAATTAAACCTACAGGGTGACCTTCCGGAGTTTCTGAAGGACAAATAAACCCCCATTGACTAGCATGTTGTTTACGTGGTCCAACAATCTTACCACTCTTTTTCTTTTTATCAGTTGGGCATACCACACGGCACATATCGCTGAGATAGCTGAGATAGCTGAGTCGGCTTAACATTCTAGCTACACTAATACGGGTTTTGGTTTTGCCACCTGATTTAACACCCCAATTACCGGTTGCCATGCTGTATTTCATACCATTTTCTACACAAGCTGGTTTTACGATTTTGTATATATTATTGATAGTAATAACGTCTAGAATTTCTTTGGTGACAACACCACGGGTATTATCTATAACATTTTTTATCTCTGTTGTAATATTTTTAGTCATCTCCTTAATCAACGTGTTTAAACATTGTCTAAATAAATTAGCCAATAAATATCCTGTTGTTTCTACTCTCTTATTCTGAAAACTATCCCTATCATCCATTTCCACTAAACCCATACGCACCTTCAATAATTTACGCGCCATTGCACCTAGAAACAACGCCTTTTTATCTAGATCTTTTCTAATATGTGGCAATAACTCATTTTCGGCGGACGTTACAAATGCTTTTCGGCGGTCATCAGTAGTCAATGGTATATCTCTTGTTGGAGTTCTTATCTTCATATGTCTAATAATATATTCACGCACTTCGTAAACCGTATGCATATTGCCCTCTGCTTTACAAATACTCCGAAAATCATTCATAGTTTCACGGCATAATATAGCAATATGTGAACCAAGTACGGTATCTGTATGGTCAATAGCGATACAATTCAATAAATCTTCATCAGTTTTAACACCCAAGGACCGCAATACTATAAATAAATTATATGGTTGAGCAAATGACTTGCCACCCATATCAGTTGTCATAATATTTGTTTTGGGGTTATATTTAATAATATTTGTCATAACAATATTAAATCCATCATCCGCAATACTGCGTACTTCAGCCTCATATTCTCTACCTTTGTTTTGTTTTTGTTTATTAAATACGAAAATCTTGTTTTCAGCTATACGTTCTTGTCCAATAATAACCTTTTCGTTACCATTTACTATGAAATATCCGCCCATATCCAAATGACATTCGCTAGCTTGTACAGGATGTATTTGCTGTTTAGTTAAATTACAATACTTACTACCTACCATTACTGGGATTTTTCCAAAGTTTACCCTAAATACTGTCGCTTTCTTTACATTTTCCGTAAACCCCACAACTGGTGCTGGTGGTATATCTTCAGTACTTACGGCATCTGGTAATTCGGCTGGTATTATAGGTGTATGTTGTCCGGTATATATATTATATTGGGTATTTTTGCTGGGTCTACCTGGACGCCGAATAAGATGGCCATATTTAACATTCCATTCCTGCCATTTCTCGATATCTTCTTGATTTTTATAACGAATTGTACGTGTCATTTCAATATCTATAGTTAATGGTGCACTATAGCTAAGATTACGATCCCTAGCCATTCCGGGTGTAAGTAATACAGTTTCTTCATCTGGTTCGCTCATTACTGGTTTACCAATGGTATAGTTTTTTAGGTTTATCGATAATTCGACAATATATTTTTCAATCATTTGGTCAAATTCATGATATATAATAATTGGGTTAAATTGTTCAATAACATCACCCATGTATTTTTCAATAAATTGTTCATATGAATAAAAGTGGTATGACATTAACTGTCTTCCATCATACTGTGCAAAATATGCATCTAGTACTTTCCATGTATCTTCTTTATCTATATCTGTATCTCTCAACTTATCCTCTAGTACACTGGTATCTAACATTGATATATCACCCTCCTCTGATACTGGTAGGTCAGGAAACATTGTTTTAATTTTCGCCATAATATTTGCTAATACTTCTTTATCCAACAATATCTTCTCTGTGTCCTCTATATCATATGTATTATCCTTACCATCTACCGTATTTCCATCATCCATACTCTCCGTTACATCATCCGTTAAATTCCTAACTGATTTATTTACTGATTTTTTTACTGATTTATTTACTGATTTATTTACTGATTTTTTTACTGATTTTTTTACTGATTTATTTACTGGCTTTGTTTTTTTATTATTGACATCGACAATGTTAATACTGTTATCGGTTGTTGTATCCTGTTTTACTATATTATGGTTTGTTGCCTTGGGTTTTGTTGGCTTGGATTTTGTTACATCATTTGTTACCTTTTCTTTTCCAATATCGGTCGTTGATTTGGATTTTTTAGGAGGCATTACAAATGATATTAACTAATAAGCCAACAAGCTAATAGGCTAATGTGCAATATGCTAATGTCTATAATGTATATATGTGCTATTATGTAAATATGTTATATTATGTAAATATGTGATATTATGCTATAATGTTAATTTGATATTGACCAATAGTTTGATAATTTATATGATTTTATGCTATAATATGAATAAGTATATTAAATATGAATTAATATATTGTAATATGCTATTCTGTTATTCAATTTTACAAAATAGTGAATTTTAAATGCAATATATTAGTTTAAATATGCTAGATACGCTAAATTAGTAAATAACACCAAAATATATCATAACTTATTACTTAAAAATGAAAATTGTTTTTTAAAAAATATAACACAATAAACATATAATCACATATTGTCTATATATTGTCTACATATTGTCTACTTGCTATTAACATAATTCTGTTCAATTGTCCACTCATATTTAATATACTTATTCATATTTAATATACTTATTCATATTTTAAATAAACAAAACATAAACAAAACATAAACACAACATAAACACAACAAAAACACAACAAACTAAAATATATAAATTATGCCTAAACTAATTTGTTTCCAATGTGGTTCTAAGTTTATGTCATCTAGAACCGATGACAATGGATTTTCCAATATGTCCGATAATTTTTGCAGATTATGTTACAATAAACTTAATTCTAACTGCTATCAACCACCCATACCCATCACATTACCTATATCCAATACTAATACAAATAATGTCCCAACAACATTAAATGATGATATCCCATCTATTAATGTTAATGATACTAATACTAATACTAATACTAATACTAATACTAATACGAATGCCAATGCTAATGCTAATGCTAATGATAATGATAATGCTAATGATAATGATAATGCTAATGATAATACAATAAAAGGTATAAAAGATAACATGAATACTAGCAAAACACATAATAATATTTATCATGAGAATGGCAATGAACATGCAACTAACTATTCTGATTCTTTGTTAAATTGTTCTTTTAATAATCCATCTAAAAAATCCAAAAAAAGCACCCCTAAACATAACAATAATGTCGATGATAATAAAGGTAATAAAGATAAGCCAATAAATAATATTAATAAGGAGATTGAAGCTATATTGAACCTATATGATATTACCCATATTGGTTTTATAGGTCTAGATCCACCTATCCCTAATTTACCTACTTTTGAATATTCTGATCAAGCCGCATCTCTCATGGCCGATGCTAAATCACCCGATAGACCTGATTTGATAAATGCTCCATTTGAATGGATTGGTAATAAAGTTAATACAATTGATGATTTAATTAGACTAGGTAAAGAATATGATAAGGCTAAACGTATCCAAACTAATCTAGACCTATACCAACTATCCAAACTAGTTGGTCCACTAGAAGCCCTAAATGATATGGTTGGTCTATCTAATGTTAAGCAACATATGTTTAATATGGCCGTATTCCACTTACAAGGTCTAGAACCCAATGATACTAACCTATATAATACCCGTATTATGGGCGATCCGGGTGTTGGTAAAACCGAACTAGCCCATATACTTTGTAAATATTACCATGGTATTGGTGTTCTGAGATCTCCAGATCCAATAATTGCCAATAAAGACAGTTTTGTTGCCAAATATCTAGGCCAAACGACCGATAAGGTAGATAAGCTAGTTAAAAAAGCTAGAGAAGAAGGCCGGGCAATTGTTACCGATGAAGCTTATGCTATTCTAGATAGGGAGGGCAAGGATTCATTTGGTCAAGAGGCTCTAGATTTCATGGTAAATGAAATGACAAATGGGGGTTTTATTTGGATTATTATGGGATATGAAAAAGAAATTGAAGAAAGGCTGATTGCGGGTAATCCGGGTATGGCACGTCGTTTTCCGATATCATTTACGCTAGCTGCACCAGGACCAGCGGAGTTATCGGCTATCTTTCACAGAACATGTCGAAAGCAAAACTGGAAATGTGACGAACTGGCAGCATCAGAGGAATTCTTTGAGAAACATAAGGATTATTTGCCACACCATGGTGGTAGTATTCTTAATATGTTTACTTGTTGTAAGCACGCACATTCTCATAGACTTTTAGGTCTTAAAACTCTAGATGTATTGAACGCTACAAAAAAGCAGTTGATTCAGGAAGATATTGATATGGGAATGGAATTATATAAAGAATCGGTAAAAAATGGGCAAGAGGATGATAAGGGTAATTTTATGAGCATATATAGCTAACTAGCTAACTAACTAACTAGCTAACTAAGCTAGTCTAAATTAAATATATAATTGTCCAAAAAAATAGTATTTATAATTTTATTTATATTAAAATTGATTTTATTTTTTATCGTAAAGTTTACGTATTATTATACTTGTTATACATACTCTGGATAATCAAAAACATACAACAACTACATATACACAAACTATATTTTATACAATAACTAACTATATACAATTGCGATGGCGTGCCCCATTATGTCAGATACTAAAACAATACGTCAGATGCTAGATATATTTGCAACATTACCATATAACCAACGCAAATATGTATGGTATAGTGATAATGTAGACACGCATTTTAAAGATCTATATTCTAAATATATAAATAAGGCTGATTATAATTATCTAGGCTCAGTTGTTTATTTACGTAGAGAAACGGCATCTAGTATTATAGTAAATAACAATATGTCATATGAGATATGGGATGGACAACAAAGATTATTTACAACATATATGATATTATGTGCTATGTATAAAAAGTTTGACAAATCAACTGAACATTTAATCCAAAATATATTATATGATATTACAGATATTAAAACTAAATTACTAAATGAATTACTAAAAAAACAAGAATATGCAGAAGTTACTATAAAAAATAAATCATATTTACTCAGATTTCATACGGTATATGAAAATGATATGAATGCTATAAAATGTATAATTGATGGATCTTATATATCATTATATCAATTTTTAGACCCTAATTGTAAAATATTAGGTCAGTGTATGAAGATTAAATGTACCTGTGGTAAGAGCTATGATGGAAAAACAACAGATGAAGCAACAGAGAAATTTAAAAAACATTGTATAGAGAAACATGGATATAAATGTATAAATAAACCGCCCCCCAGCAATATATACATAGCATATGAAATAATTATGTTAAATTTGCATTTAAATAGATTTGGTACAGGTGATTGCGATAATGATATACGTGATTTTATTACGTTTACGCTAGACAAAACAGGTGTCACTATACAAGAGACGTCAATAAAATCACTAGCTAGTGAGATGTTTGATAAATGTAATAATAGAGGTGTGCAAGTATCAGAGTTAGATGTTTTAAAAAATTATTTATTATCAATTGTTAATAATAGTAATTGTGAAAAATATTTTAATATGTGGCATAATAAAATAGAAACGTATAATGATAAAAAGTACAATATTTATGGTATCAATTCTAAATTTATAATATATTTATTTAGGTCATCAATATATACATTACTTAACAAAATATATTATCAGTCAAATACACATGATTTATTTCATAAATATATTAAAGAATATTGTAATAATGTAAATTCAAATTCTATGGAAAATGCCATTGATGCCTTATTTAAACAATTTGACATAAATACTAATCATATAAAGAATATTAATAAAAGCAAATACGGTTCTATTTTGTATCCATTAAAAAAATCTGATGCTATACCAATTGATATGAATGTATTATTTACGATTATTTTACCATTATATAATAAATTTGATAAAAATGATAAAAATAATAAAAATGATAAAAATAATTCACATGATATCATATTGAATGTCATAACATGTACTCATATTAGGTCATGTGTTGTTAATAAGAAGGGGCCTATATTCCTAGTAGATGCTAATAGCAAAAGTATTGTTAATAGTATAAATGAATTACTAACAAGTAAGAAAACTGATATATGCGGGCGTACATTTGCAGATTTGATTTATGATAATATATTTATAGATAATATATGGGGGGACTTCAAGTTTGGAGACACGTTAAAAAAATTATCAATTGAAAAAAATAATAAAACTCATATAAAATTAATGTCTACACTATTACGGTTTTATGAGGCTAGTACTCGCCATAGTGCCACTATATCACTAACGGATAATCTAACAGATACATTAGTGGTACATATGGTTGATACGGATTTTGATTATGACATTGAATCTAGTATTGGCAACTATATATTGATAGCACATAAGAAGAGGCTACCGTCATATAATAATATTACATTTAATAATAAACTATCAGTTGGAGCTGATGAAAAATTACATACAACTAGCACAATATGCAAAGACTATATTAATACTAATGCAGTTGAATTTATAAAAGCTAATCGTATCAAGATAATATATCATCTTAAAAAAAATACGCATATAAAAGGTATTTATTCTTAACGTACTTATATATATCATATAGCTAGCACGTATTATAGCATTCATACAACTATACTTTATTTTGTTTTTTTGTTTTTTGTTTTTTGTTTTTTTGTTATTTTGTTATGTATTTAAACCCTAGTTATTATCCCAATAATCTGCAATCTCAATACTATTATCTCCAAATCCCCAAAATGCCTGGGCCTAGGGGGTGTTAGAGCTCTAAAACGCAACCGCTTTTTAGCCAGTTTATACCGAGTATTAACTATATTTGCAAAATATGATGTAAAACCTACATTTTAGCATTATTGTATATATGCCATTTCAAAATGCCTTATAAAACACGTGGAATGCCATCGACTAATAGTCTGAAATACTAGTAAATATTGGCTTATATGTCACAATGGCAACTAACGTGTATGCGTCTTATATTTCACGTTATATTTCAGTATGATTTTAGTGCTTAAACTACCCATCCCCCGAAACGGGTTACATATAGCTAGCTGTTGTTGCATGTTATATATATCTATACCCCAAAACTTTATTTAAAGATATCTAAGTATATATTTTATATAGCTAGCTGTTGTATGTTATATATATCTATACCCCAAAACTTTATTTAAAGATATCTAAGTATATATTTTATATAGCTAGCTGTTGTATGTTATATATATCTATACCCCAAAACTTTATTTTATTTTATTTTTATATATATATAGTGTGCTAGCTGTTGTATGTTATATATATCTATACCCCAAAACTTTATTTTATTTTATTTTTATATATATATAGTGTGCTAGCTGTTGTATGTTATTTATTTTATTTTGATAATATAATATCGATATATATATATATATATGTGGTGCTAGCTGTTGTATGTTATTTATTTTATTTTGATAATATAATATCGATATATATATATATATGTGGTGCTAGCTGTTGTATGTTATTTATTTTATTTTGATAATATAATATCGATATATATATATATATGTGGTGCTAGCTGTTTATTATATATAGCTAGACGTGTTATGTTATTAACGGGGCTCTGCCCCGTGACCCCGCCGACTTTTTCCCAAAATACGCTTTCAAATTACTAAGGCAAAACACGTGGTTTTCTAAGGCAAATAGACTAGTATAAAGTTAGCCATATTTTTGTAAAAATCGGCGGGGTGCGGGGCAGAGCCCTGCTAATGTATTCTTAATTACTACTAACTTTATTTTATTTTATTTTATTTTATTTTATTTTATTTTATTTTATTTTATTTTATTTTATTTTATTTTATTTTATTTTATATATAGTATGCTAGCTGTTGTATGTTATATATTTCCCAAAACTTTATTATATTTTATTTTATTATATTTTATATATAGTATGCTAGCTGTTGTATGTTATATATATCTATACCCCAAAACTTTATTTTATTTTATTTTATTTTATTTTATTTTATTTTATTTTATTTTATTTTATTTTATTTTATTTTATTTTATTTTATATATATAGTGTGCTAGCTGTTGTTTTTATATATATCTATATCCCAAAACTTTATTATATTTTATTTTATTATATTTTATATATAGTGTGCTAGCTGTTGTATGTTATATATTTCCCAAAACTTTATTATATTTTATTTTATTATATTTTATATATAGTGTGCTAGCTGTTGTATGTTATATATTTCCCAAAACTTTATTATATTTTATTTTATTATATTTTATATATAGTGTGCTAGCTGTTGTATGTTATATATATCTATACCCCAAAACTTTATTTTATTTTATTTTATATATATAGTGTGCTAGCTGTTGTATGTTATATATATCTATACCCCAAAACTTTATTTTATTTTATTTTATATATATGGTGCTAGCTGTTGTATGTTATATATATCTATACCCCAAAACTTTATTTTATTTTATTTTGATAATATAATATCGATATATATATATGTGATGCTAGCGGTTTATTATATATAGCTAGACGTGTGTTGTTATTGACAGGGCTCTGCCCCGTGACCCCGCCGATGTTTTACATTTTTTACCGAATTATGCTTTCAAATTACCAAGGGCAAAACACGTGTTTTCTAAGGCAAAAAGACTAGCATAAAGTTAGCCATATTTTGGGAAAAAGTCGGCGGGGTGCGGGGCAGAGCCCTGCTAATGTATTCTTAATTACTACTAACTTTATATGTTATGTGCTAATTATTTCCAAAACTTTTTTTAAATATATTTAAACAAAATACAACATGTGTTAAACAAAATCCAAATCCAAATCCAAATCCAAATCCAAATCCAAATCCAAATCCAAATCCAAATCCAAATCCAAATATATATATATATATACCACACTACCCATATCTACCACACTACCCATATCTAGCACTTACAATTTCCCAATTGCCATAATAATATAAACATCAATAATACCAATACTATCACCAATATATAATTCTCCCTAAACAATCTCCCCAATCTACATATCTGATCACTATACGTCAACTCATTCGATAAAACACGCTGTGTCTGCTGTCTCGCATTAGCCATCTCAGTATATGACTTATAATCCCCATATACATCCGGGTGCTCTTTCATTTCTACTACCATAACTTCCATATTATTACCTTCCGTATTTGTATTGTCAAATAATTCACTCATTGGACCACGTGACACATATTCACCACTCATATCCTCAAAGCCCTCCCTTCCATTTTCCGTTATCAACTTAGTGTTTGTGTTATTACTTCTATTGTTTGGTGCCACACCCAACATCCTTATACCATTATTTATTGACTGGATATCATTTGGTAACGCCTTGTACATGCTTGGGTTTGGGTATTTCTCATTATATAACGTCTTCTGCTCCACCTTATCAATATGGCTCTTACCCTCCTCTATTAAATTAAGTTGTACCATTGTTGTTGGCTTAGTAACCTTCACCCAATGTCCTCCATTTGCCTCACAATCATCTCTTGTCTCCAATTCCTGTAATACCATACTCGGATTATCACTGCTGCCATCCGCCGAACATGCATAATTACGAATAATAAGCGGTGCGCCTCTAGGTATTTCTGTGACACTTACTTTATCCTTATATTTATCCGGGTTCTGACGTATGTGGTTATTAAATAATATTGTTTGGATTTCCATTAACTCCCTCAATCTAGGGTCCTCTATAGTCTGTTTCTTATTTGTTATTGTTACATCACCACGTCTAACTATATTTACACTACTATTTCTATTAGTACTGTTGTTTATAGTATTGCTGTTGGTGCTGTTAGTACTGTTGGTGCTGTTGTTTCTAGTATTGCTGTTGGCACTATTGGTACTGTTGGTACTGTTGGTACTGTTGGCACTGTTGGCACGGTTGTTGTTTTGGAATCCTTCAACCCATTTTGCTGCTTCTATCTCTTCTGCTGTTTCCGCAGGTATAGGTTCAATATTTTCATAATCACCTATAATATTACCAACCATCGATAATGGCGTTAACCCGGCATTATTTTGCTGTTCAGCATTAGCACCTCGTTCTATAAAATATCTCATTAATCTCGATTTTTCCGCTACTGATGGCGAATTTAATATTATATGATGTAATATATTATTTCCCTCATTATCTACATCTAATACACTAGCTCCATTATTATATAATAACCTAGCCATAGATACAAATACTGCTGACGTTCGCCCATCAATCGTATCCATGGCATGTGTTGGGCTATCATATCCAATAGATAACATCAATGGTGTCTCGCCACGATTATTACGACGATTAATACCTGCTTTACTAGTGCCACCATATTTCAATAAACGATCGGCTGCTTCAATTTGACCGTGTTTAACCGCTACATGTAATGGTGTATTGCCTTCATAATTACGGACATCTAAATTTGGTCTAACAGCTAATAAAAGGTCTAGTACTCTTTTGTTTTTGTCAGCCGAATAACCAGCACGGGCTGCGATGTGCAATAAACGTTCACGATAGTCATTATGTGTTAACATTTGATTAACTTTATTATATTTTGCCAAATATTCACGTATATACTTAACATCGCCATCTAATACGGCCCTAGCCGCAATGCTATCATCATAATAGGTATACTCCATTTCTGCTTTAGGCATACTACCAAATAGGGCTTCTAATGTTAATCCATCCGTGGCATCACAATTCTCAGTATAACAATCCTTAGTTAACCTAGTAGCCCTGATAATATCTGTGTCATCTGGATCATCACGTAGGGTCGCGTTCATTATACGACATACTAGATATGGTGACAACTGACGCCAACCTTTACTTACTGGCTTTTTAACCCTAGATAACTCTAGTTCGACAATTTCGCCATTACGTTCAATAACACGGATACTAGGGTATTTATTACGTAGATCTTGCAATATTTGGCGATCATGTGTTTGGTAGTTACTACTAGGATCACAACATACACCAACGGTAGCATCACGAGCATTAGCTATGCGGACAAATGCATTTTTAGCAGCGGTTATGTCTTCTTTGGTCATGACACGACCGGTACGGGGGTTAATTTCATGTTCTATATCACGTGGTGCAAAAGGGGGGAGAATATTGCATTGGGACTCGGGGTCCTCGGCTGTTAATTTAAAGAATGAATCTAATTGCATGGTTTATATATATATGTGTATGCGTGTATATGTCTATGCGTGTATATGTCTATGCGTGTATATGTCTATGCGTGTATATATGTGTGTATGTTTGTATGCGTGTATATATGTGTGTATGTTTGTATGCGTGTATATATGTGTGTATGTTTGTATGTGTGTATATGTGTATATATGGTATTGGTTATGGTATTGTTTCTATATTATAGTTATATATTATATGTCTATATTGGTTATCTATATGATATATTTATATTATGGTATTGTTTTAAGTATTATTTTGTATACTTATTACTGTTTGAGTATTATTTTAAAAATATATAATATATTATTATATTATTTATATGTGCTATCTACATGTATTACTAGCTATATGGATATATGTATTGTGTGGTATCTAGCTCTAGCTCTAGCTCTAGCTCTAGCTCTAGCTCTATATATAAATCTATAAATATATAAATCTATAAATCTCTAGTTGAATATATGTTTTATATATTATATTGATTTTTTATAATATAATATTATAAATAATATAAATAACATTGACATCTAAATATATATATATATATATATATAAATACTTACATACTTACATGCAAAAAATCTAAATATATAATGCATAAAACTATTGTATCTAATAAATCACGTACATCACCCAAAACACATAAGGCTAAACCATATAGTAAGGCCAAAACACATAAAGCCAAAACACATAAGACTAAAACACATAAAGCTAGAAAACACAAGACATTTAAAAAGAAATTATATAATGGTATGTCTACTAATTACGGCGGTGCACGTCAACCCAAGCATACCATTAGTACAAGACGTCGAAACCTAGCTGAGAAAATGGGTAGGGGGAGTCATTTAAAACCAACAAAAAATATATATAAGAGTAAACAGCCTATATTTAGTATGGCTAGTATGGCTAGTGATATATTTTTCCCAGGGTCAGCTGTAAAGTCTTTTTTACGTGTTCCCAAAACACGTAAAAACCCTAAAAACCCTATAAAATCTAAAAAGCCTAAAAAGCCTAAAAACCCTAATAAAACGTATCCTAGTAATTTTATACCCAATGATAGTAATGTTGATATGAGTAGTAAAACTCCTAGTAGTGTTATGAGTGTTAGTTATTCTAATAGTGTATCTAATAATCCTATAGGAATGAATACTGCATCTAACAATATGGGTGTACCTAATGTTGCTGATGTTGTTGATGATACACAACTTCCTGACATATTTAGTATGAAAGAAATGGCTTCCAATTTATTAGATAATAAGAATGGGTCTACAAGTATAGATCAAAATAAGATAATACACGGTAAGAGATATAAGTTGCAGCCTGAAGTTTTAGAAAGTGCAATTAAAGATATGAAATTAGCTGTCTATAATTCTATAGATAATTTCTATCTTACCCTTAAAGAAAAAATACAAACACTTATTAAAACACACAGATATACACAAATAGTACTTATTGATTATGCAAATATATCTAAAATTATGTTAAGTGGAAAACAAAACGTTTTTGACATTGTTAGTAAAATAACTAATAAAATAACAGAGAATAATAAATTATATATAATTATTAAACCTAATTTTGGGAAGAATTATGTTAATGAAACATATTATAATGGCAATCCATATTTAATATGTAATATTGAATGCATTGATAATTCTAATAAGATTATGTGTAGTACTGCATATAATTATGACGAATCAGATGATTTTTTATTGATTTGTTTATACGATATGTTAACGATGTCACGTTATATAGCTAATATGAGCGTTACTGTAAAAATCATGAGCCTTGATTTATATAAATTTTATAAACCAACCAATAAATCTATAAACCCAACTGATAAATATTTTTTACTACCACCTGGAACAGATAAAAAAAATATATTCACCACCCTAAAGCCAATATATTTAAGTTTTAAGTAAAAACAAAAAACTATTTGCTAATATTATAACAATCATTATCAGACTTATATTTTAACATCCTTATGGCATTTGTTTAATT